CGTATATTGATAAAAATCGAGCAACATGAATGGGCACATTCATCTGTGGCATATCGACCAATACGAATCCTTTTTCTTGTAACTTATTTTTTGTTTCCTGTGATGCGTTGCCAACAACCATCACTTTATCACCACTAAAACCACATTCATCAATTGATTCGACCCAAGGTTTCAACTGACTATAATTGTAATTGGTGAAACCTCCAATAATTAAATTCTTTTTCTCCATGGGAAATCTCCATCATAACGTCTATTCATAACTTCATTACCATTATAAAAGAAGTCGGCGGTTACTGAACCAGCATTTCCATCAACTCTATAATTTAATGTGTAAAGGCCTGTGCAATCATATTTCGGAAAATGTTGCGATAAAACTTGAAGCCAAACTCTGTCTTGACCCCAACCTCCATGCCAAACCTGTGCCAATTTTATCGCAACTTCAGTTTTAATGCAATAACAATTAGTATCTATATGATTTACTCCGTGATAAGTTTTCCATGCACCGAGAGATTCACAATCGTCATTGCAAAGGTACTTGCCCTCTTTATTGCATATTTTACGGAGTGAATAGGACCAATCCAGGTCGTTTCTTTCGATAGACTTGATACATTCTTCTACATGATTTGGTTCAAACCAACAGTCCTGATCCAGGTAAAGAACGTATTGAGTATCAATTAAGTGTGTAAAAGCGGCATATATTCTGTGTCCATAGAAACCATTTGCACCAACATTAATTGGTAGTTTGGTGTATTTTACATTTTTGCAACCACCAAAATCGGAAATTATAACATCAGATTTACCGCCATATTGTTCACCATCACATACAACATAACATTGAGTTTCCATAGTTTGTTTTAGTACAGATTCTATAGCATTCCGAACTTCTGGTGAACCAGTGGTCGGTATAATCACAGTAGCTTTCATAATTAACCTCTTGTCAGTTTCAATATTTTTTCAATTTGTTTTTCTATGATTGGTTTTCTGTTTGGCCAGTAGATATATTCTTTATCGCCAGTGGTATGAAGTTTTTTCAAAAATGGTATCACCAACTTTTCAATTTCTTCTAATCTATCCTTCAAATTTTCCGCAGTCTCTGTGGTATCGGAAATTACTTTATTGTATTCTTCCTCAGAAACAGCCGAGAATCCAAAATCATCTTCGAAGTCGCCGAATTCTTCTAGTATTTTATCTATATTACTTGGTGTCATATTACATGAAGCAATTTAAGTTTAAAAGTTCTTTTTTTATTGCAACAGTTTTTCCATCGACTGGAGCAATATTGAATGGTGACTTCTTACTTGCTGGTATTGAAAATTGCATTTCAAAAGTGAATTGATAATTATCACTTCCTTTATATTGAACTCTTGCTCTGTAAGTAGCTTTAGCTGATTGTCCAAAAAGGGGTACTCCTTTTAGTTTCAATGGATTTTTCTTTCCCATTAGAAAAAAACCATGAGTGCCCACATTTACATAGTAAGTATTTTTTCTATTATAGTATTGTTCTATTTTTGAAGCAGGGATTTCTCCTCGTATATCAGGAAATGTATCTCTGTCTCTTTCGTATTGTTGTTTTTTTGTTAATTTACCTGCCGTAGCTTTCCAGAGATCATCTTTCTCTCGTTTGAAAGGCATTTCTTTCCACTCTTTTTTGATAATATCGAATAATCCAACTTCTTCTGCTAAGTCTTTGATAAATGTTTTTTCAGCATCATCTTCACCGATATCACCAAACTTCCATGGATTTCGTTTATCGCCGGTATCATATTTTAAAACCAAAGAACCAGCTGATGCTGCTGTTATTTTTAACTCACAACCAGCTTTTACCTTTTTATGTTCTAACATTAAATCTGGTTGATCATGACCAGCTCCAGCAGGAACAAAAGATTTAGGCACTAAACCCAAAGGCTTTAGAACATTTGCAGCATTAATTTCATATTGAAAACCTTGTTGTGCAGCCATTTGAACCCCAAATAAAAATATTTATCTAATTATCTGAATATCTTTTCCTGAGGTCCACACTTCAAGTTCATTGCGTAAACGGCCTTCCGATTTCAATGTGTCGTATCGATTCGATGCTTTATTTCGCCACCATCCAATCAAATTTACCAAATGATGTTTTTCATAGTTTTCGCCAGGAATAAGCATGTCCGACTTACAGTTAACATAATCCACCATATTTTTATAACCATAGTCACTGATATAATATCTTTTCTGTTCTGTCAACCCCTTAGCCTTCTCAATCGTTGCTTGGAATGAGCCGCCTTCAGAAGTACCTTTGAGTGCTGATTTGGTGAGAGCAATAATTCTCATGGTAGTTTTTAGCTTCTTACTGGAAGCATCCGGATCCACAATATCACCAATCTTGTCTTCCACAAAATTTCTCAAATCTTCGTATGGCTTTCCGTGCATCAACGGCACAAAATCTGAATCAGTCAATCCTTTATAACGAATATATGGTTTCAAACCATCATATTGTGATACTGTCTTAGAACTACCATAGAGACTTGTGGTTTCAAACAAACAAAAATTCATTCCATACTTCTTGTTAATGATTTCGCGTACTTCATGTGAAGTGCAAATAAGTGCAAGAAGTTTACCACCAAGATAATTATAACCGAATGGTTGTGAAGGAACAATTACAAAACCCATCATGGCAGAATCATTGAATTGTTTTGCCCATTCTGGTTGTTGTGTAAAAACCTGACCGAGCATTTCGTTTCTCGGCTTCATGTTAATAACGGGTGAACCGAGTCGAAGAAAACCAACAAATTTATTTGTATTTGTTTCTCTGACAGCCAAACGAATCTGTCGACCAACTGGCGCAACATTAATATGTGATGATGTGATATTGAGTAATGTTTCCCATGTATCTTGTGCAATTTCACACACTTCAAAATTCATATCTGATGGATGAATCGCAAAATTTGAAAACAAATCATCTTCAATCGGAAAAAGTGGATTAGTCGGTATCTCCGATAGAGATGCCAACTTTTGATCCTTCATGTATTCATCGATGCGATTAAAATTACCAAAATAATTTTCAAAAACTTTGGCACAATATAAAGCGTCATCAAACTTTAAATGCACTGAACTTGTCCTTCTTTGTGTTTCTTTCTCGGTCACCAAATGTGTTTAATGGTTTATCGGTAATTCCAGCATCCGCCAAACCATTTTGTGCTGATTGTTCAACATCATATAATCTCATTTTAGACCTGTCAATACCTAGAGCAAATCTTTTGAATTGTGTTGGATCTGAATAACGATTCTTCAATTGTTTGACCATAATTTGCCCAAGTTCTTCCAATTCCTCTGACGAAACTAAAGCAAACATCATATCAGCAGTTGCTGGAAGACCAAACGATTCTGATGTATCTTCCAAACCAGGATCACTACTTGTAAATCCTGATCGTGTAGTTTGTGTAGCAGATACAATAGGAACATTGAACTCAACTGCTAGACCTCTAAGTTCTTCAGCAATCGATTTAACATATGTGTATGAATTAATATTTGAACCTGGTTTAATACGGGAAGAACAACAGATGTTAAGATAATCGACAAAGATAATATCTGGTACAAAAGACTTTTTTAGATTAAGTTCATTCAAAAGTGTTCTGAAGTGTGTAACTGATGCTGATGCTGTTGGGTACTCTTTGATGATTAATTTACCAACAACTTTATCTTTGATTCGATTAATTTTTTTATCATATAAATCTTTTGGTAGTTCAATCAATTCATCAACTGTGACATTCAAAAGATTCGCGTCAATACGTTCTGCAATTTTTTCTTCAGCCATCTCAAGGGTGATATAAAGTACATTTTTACCCAAAGATAGACACGAAGCGGCAACATGACACATAAAGAGAGACTTGCCCACACCGGTACCAGCAAGAGCAACATTAAGAGTTTTGGCAGGAAGACCACCTTTTGTAATCTTGTTGAAGTATTCCAGGTCAAATGGGATTCTTTCTTCTTTTCTGTGGTAGAAGTCATATCGTTCATCTGAATTCTCCAAATAATCGTGGCCAACTGAATTGTCGAAACTTACTGCTAAGGCGTCCGATAGTATCTTGGGAATCGAACCTTTGTCGTTTGTTTTGTCTTTTCCATCGAGAATAGAAATAGACCCCAATACTGCATTGTAGATAGCTTTTTCCTGACAAAACTTTTCTGTCTTGTCAACAAGCCATTGAACCTGGGATTTTTCTGATGCAGTCTTTTCAATTTCTTTAAGATAAGATTCACATCTCTCCACTTCATCATTTGTGAGATTACGCCTCTCTTTGACGGCCAATTCAATTGCTTCAATCGATGGCGTGTTATTGTAAGTCTGTACGAACGATGAAATTTCATTGAATATAGTTTTATCTGTTCTATCGGTAAAATATTCTTCTTTTAGAAAAGGTAGGACTTTCCGTAAATATTCTTCATTGTAAACTAGGTTTTTCAGTATCGTCTGTTCCAGTTTCATCAATAATTTCCTGTTCAATATTGGATGACATGAGCTCTACGAGAAGGTCGCCTATGTAGTTTTTGAACTTCTCATCTTTTTCCATCTTTGATGGTTTCGCGTTTGTTGATTCTATCACATCATACGCGAAAAGTAAATATACGGAATCGTTTTCTTCCTTAAATTTAACTTTACCGTATTTAAAAACAGTATCTTTATAAGGACCTTCCAGTAGCTTTATGTGTACCAACGAACTATCATTTTTCGGATAAATGAAACAGTAGT